AGGACTTTTCGTGCCTCCGGATGGAACCATGAAAACCCCTTTTTTCTTTCCTAAATTAAATAATGTTGGCATAATTTTATGTTAATGGGTTATTACAATTATCATAATTAAAAGGCATCGTAAATGATACTCCACAACTCCACCCCGTAAGATCATCTTCAAACCTCTCTGTAAAACTTGTCATTGTTCCGGATTTCTGAATATTAACTTTTAACCAATCAACATTGTTAGTTGTTGCCGTTCTCTGCTCAAAATAAGCAATCATATCCATTAATACCTGAGCCATATCGCTTTTTACTTCATTCTCATTACTCTCATTCTTTTCAATTATTGACATTGCTAAAATACTAAAGTTCCATGTAAAAACCCCTTCACCTAACGTTGCCGGACTATCCACAACCCACAACAAAGGATAATTAAAATCTGCTAATTGATTGTGTTCCACCGCTTCCCATAGGTTGCCATTGCCAAAACTTTCAATCTGTCTATGAGCATCAGCAAAATCATTAAACTCCTTTATAATTTGATTATACGTTAAAATCATCTATTAACAATCTTTATAATAATTATATTCATCTCTCCAGCACATCGTACTTTTAGCTCCACCTAAATAAAAATTAGTTTGATAAGCAGTCACCCTTGGGTTTAGATCATCGCTCGACTCAGAATAAGCAGCAAATAAACTCCTATTATCTATTAAATAATTAATTAGTCTTTTATCCCTTTCCTCTGCCTTATTTTTCCATTCATCTCTTAAAAATTGAAGATCTTGAAAACTTATTGGTTGACTATTTTCTGAGCTTTTCGTTGCTACCGATTTATTTCTATATTTAAATAACATTGATGCTGAACACTCATACATAGTCCATTGCAACATACTTGGTGCAACATAACCGTCAAGTAAATCAATCTCATCAGCATTTAATGTTCCGGCAGTTATCTTTGCTTTTAAATCATCATAAAGCGGTGTGCCAAGTATCGGATGTATTCTCAATTCTTGTGCGTCTTTAATGCTCGGTAATATTAACCTCATATCGACATTCTCGTCAATTAGAGTATTGTTCTTAACGTATGTTTCTGAAATAAATAATACTGCCATAATTTTATCTTTTTATTCTGACCACTTGTTGTTGCCAAATGTGGCGACAAAACGGTCTATGTATTAATGTTTCTTCTGGATTAATAACCTCACCTCTTGCATTTCTTTCCCTTGGTATTGTGTACCATCCGCCACGTTTTGTAAAAATATCCCATCCGCTCCAATTAAAGTCGTTGTGAAGCATTTTTAATTGATCTAAAGTATATAACCTTCCTAATCCTATCATCTGTCGGCAGAAGCCACGTGAGGTATCTAATAAAATTGGTTCTCCTCTCAATCTGGGCGATAAAGCATATTTATAAACCACAAATATCTTTTCGTCTGGAATCTGTATTGAACTTATGGCTTCATCCGTTGGAATGAAATCTTTTGTTAATGCTCCGACATCCTGTAAAGATTGAATCGTTTTATTAACACTTTCAACATCCATATTTAAAGCTTTACCAATTTCAGTAACCGGCATTTTAGGATCTGCTTTTAAAATTTCTAATACCTTTTTTTCAGATTCTGTTAAAACCATCCCAATAGCAAAAGAATAATTATTTAAAAATTTATCTTCCAACTCCTCCGCATCCTTCATACAAGTAATTGGTTCATTGAAAGTCTGGATGATTTCCAACTCGCTTTCTCTATATCCAGAATCTTTTAATTTTTCAAAAATAAAATCATCTGTTTGATCGTCCATCATAACCCTCTCTCTTGCTTCTAAAGGTGCTAAACCTATTTTTTCGCGCAACTCGTCTTGAGTCATTACAGAAACAATGGTCTGTTCACTTAATGCTTTCTGTACCGGTTCAATTTTAACAATTTTTAAGACTTTCGGCAATCCATTGAAATTAATTAATTCGTTAAAAATCTCATTCAACGTATCTTGCTCCGGATCTATATATAAATTTTGATATAATTCCGCTGCCGTTCTCAATTCATCTGCGTTGTTTCCAAGTCCCGTATTATCTTTTATCCCAAATAACATTGGTGAGGTCACTCCATGAGCAGTATAAATTTCTTCTCTAATCTGTTTATTTAAACTATTGAAACGATCATCTTGCCCATTCGTTGGTATTGGAATTATCTGCGGGTGGTCTGAATTTTGATCCGTAAAGCTGAGTAAAGGCTTACCAGCATTATCACTTCCCGTAGCGTATTCTTTGAAACGTCTTTCAATGACCTGCATTTCCTCCTCTGTTGGTTCTCCGTTGTTAAACGATATGATGTAACCAGCAGATAAATTATTTTTTATGTTTTGAAGCGTAAAATTTGCAATTTCTACATCAGCTTCAAGATACGGAACTGCCGGAATGTAATCCCCTAAAGGATAAATATGTAAGTCTGGTCTATATTCTTTGTAATAAATGATATAATTCGTTGTCGTATTAATAGAATCATCAAAAGGAAATAATCTAAGCTCTGTAAAATCCTCGTTATTTTCTGGACTCCTTGCTTTCCAATCATCTGTATAAAAGTATTTATCCTCGTCCTCTATTGCTTTCCTGACATTTCCGAAATTAATATGCTCTAAAGCAGTAATTTTTTTATTCGCATCGATCATCACTTGCATACAAAATCCTCCGTAAACCTTTTTATCTTTTACGATCTTATACAATAAATCGGTCATATTATCAATGTCATTCGTTGTCCTTAAAAAAGCATCTATCTGTGCCCTCTCCTTAAATGAAACATCTCTGCTTATTGCAAAACCCTTTCCCACAATAAAATTAGTCTTTGCATTGATTATCGTTGCGTGTTTACTTGATTCATTATAAAGCTTCGTTAAGAAATCCGGATACGTATTTTTATAAGGTCTTTCGCTTCCATATTCGTACCAATCGCCACGTCTGGATTCTTTGAAAATCGGCAATTCGTAACCTTTGAAATTTAATGTAATTAATTTAACACTCATATCATGATGGGTTATATACTATGTTTGTTGTTGGTGAAACTGAATGCTGAGTAAAATCTGGTAATTCCGTTGAATCTAACAATCTCATTTTTCCGGATTCAACTTCCGTTAATCCCGTAGGATCTAAATTCGTTGCTGATACTTGCTCAAATGCTTTGTAACTATAATACCCTCCCTTTCCTAAAATCAACTTTCCATTAATGGCATCATCCACACCCTCAATAAAAGAAAACATATTATAACGATCTATATTAGTAGATATATCTGCAATAACTGTATAATAATCGACCTTTGTCTGTGCTGATGTAAATTGAAAGAGATAATAATAAGTACCCGTAAGGGTTGTCTTTTCCCAAAGAGTAGCTACAAAAATTGTCGTTGCATTTTTATTCAGCACTATCATTTTCCTTTTTTTTCTTCTTTTTTGGTTCAAATACGTCAGCTCCTAATTTCTTTAAAATTCCTTTATTTTCGTCTTTTATAACTATTTTAAATCCTTTTCCACACCATTGTTGTCCTTTTAAGCCTTTTTTAAACATAATTTTACGTTTTATGGTTTGTTTAATATATGTGAAATATTTGAATTATTAAAAAAAAAAGGGACACTATTTAAAGCATCCCTCAATAAAAGAAAATATAAAGTAGAAATTAAGTGCTAATTGTTAATCCAGCTACGACAGTTGCATCAATTTGGTAAGGAGTTTCAGACTCTTTTGCCATCAGTTCTATGTCATATCCGTTACGATCTCCAAACGCAGTACCGGTATTAGCTACTAAAGATTGACCTTCAGCAAATGATTGAAAGCCTAAGCCCCAATACACACCATTGTTGTCCTTAACAATAACTGCCAAACGACCTAAAACCATAAGTCTAAGTTCGTTGCTTTTAGCATTACTAAACTTATTCAATGAAAAGGCAATTACCCCCTCACTAAATCTTGTACCGTTTGCCGGATCAATCGTAGTAGTTGCTACAACGCTTCCAACTTCTTTTTTTAGTTCATATTTGTACCATGTTGCACCGCCATCTGTAATAGCAGTTACTTCATGATTCACTATTGAATAAGCGGTCATTGTGTCCCGCGACAATAGGTATAATTCTTCGATCCCACCGACACTGTCTGAGCAGTCCCTTGCAAAACCCGTAGCTAATTCACATGCCATGCTTTTATAGTTTTAAAAAGAGGGCTATTATACCCTCTAAAGTTATTATTTACGATATTTTTAATTTACACGCTTCCGCTGGAAAAGCCCAATTAATTCCACGTCTAAATGCAAAAGTAGTTTTAAAAATTCTGTCGTTTGGATCGTACCATGCTCTGTAATCATTTGCTTCCTCGTCTGGAAGATCAACACCAATAACAATGTTTGAAGCTCTTGTTAAATAAGCAACAGGATCACCAACAACCGCGCTGTTTAATCCTGAAAGACCTACAGTTCCAACAACTGTAACTTGTGGAAAACCTACTAATGGTAGTTCATTTCCGGGTGCGCCATCAACTACATAATGAAAATAATTTCCATCAGCAATAGCTCTTTGATACATTAAAAATAAATCCATTCCTAAGAATATTTTAATATCATCTGCATCTGCAATATCCTCATCCATTGATTCAGCTAAAAACGATAACGATTCAATAATGATTGAAGCAGTTTGAATACCAGCCGTTGGTGCAGCAACATCTACTACAGCAGTATGTTGTGCCATTAAACCAGCATAAGAACCAGCACCAGCAGTACCAGTCCAATCTAATACTTCAATTTGCTTTTGTAATTTAGCAATCTTTAAACCGAAATATAACTCAGCAAAAGGAATTTCTTCTTTTTCGTTTGTTACTCCTTGTTTAAGCATTGTCTGTGTGTACTTTGCAGCAAGGTCACTCATGCACAAATCTTCGTGAACTGCCAAAGCATTTGGCGTTATAGTTCTTTGTGATAAAGTAGTAGTGCCATCTGCAGACCTTGAACATCCATCATCTTGCAATACCACATCGGTATCTAAAATGTTAATGGTCGTAGGACCCTTTACTCCTGGCTGTATTTGTGCGTATTTTGATAATTGCCCGCCAGCAACACTTTCAACGATCAAGTCCATAGCTTGTTCATCTACATAGTTTGTTAATGCGCTTACATCGAAACTCATAATTATAATTTTTATTTAGTTAATAATATTTTTCTTTTTTAAATCTGCAATCAAATCCCTTTTTTTAGGTTTTAATTTTGCAAAACCGCTTTTTGATTTCTTAACAGCTTTTGTAGTTGGCTGTGATACCAATTTTTCTGTTAAGTCAACAAGAGCAGTAAATGCCGTTTTAAGTTTTTCTATGTCTTGTTTTAAAGACTTATTTTCTTCTGATAGTGTAGCTTCCATTCCGAATACTCGTTCTGTTACTATACTTTCAATTATTTTTTTTGCTTCACGTTCTTGAGATTCTGTTAATGGTGTTTCAGTTTCCATTTCAGATTCTTCTTCTTCTTCTACTACTTCTTCTTCTTCAGC